GTTGGCTTATATGAGAGGTAGAACATTTAAAAATGCATATATTGTTGCGGATGAAATGCAAAATGCAACAATTAATCAAATGAAAATGTTATTAACTCGTTTAGGTGAAAACAGTAAAATGGTAGTTACAGGAGACTTAGCACAAGCAGATAGACTTAACGACAACGGTTTAATTAATTTCTGCAGCCTACTCGCAGAAAATCCTGCACTAAATCATATCGACTTAGTGCAGTTTGATCATAAAGATATCGAAAGACACGAAGCAGTAAAGGAGGTGCTCGCGATCTACGGAGACTAATAGTAATAAACTTGAGGGGTTAATCCCCCTCAAGTTTCTCAACAGTTACTTTCGATGTTCGAAGAAAGTTGACACCTGCTTCTGAACGATAATCAGTACGATAGAACACACTAGTAATACCAGACTGATATATAAGTTTGGCACAATCCAAACAAGGACTATGAGTAATAAACATAGTAGCATTAGCACCAGATTCAGTACTTTTAGCCAGTTTGGCAATTGCGTTTGTTTCTGCATGTAATACCTCAGGTTTCGATTTCCAATGATATCGACCTTGATCATCTTCTAGAGGCCACCTAGTCAACACTTCGTCAATGTCGAGCCATGCACCGGCATCGCAGTCCATGTGAACTTTATTTTCACAATCGTTTTCCCAGCCTGCTGGCATACCGTTATATCCAATAGAAATAATCCTATCATCTTTTACAATGATAGCACCAACATGTAATCTTCTTGCATAACTTAATTCCGCAAAAGTTTCGGCAGTTTTCATGTATGCTTTTTTCAAATTGTCTTTCATAACAGTTTTGCTAATCGAATTAAGGTTGCAGCAAGATTGATCTCTGGATCGATCACCAACGTGTGATCTACCAATCCTTGTTTTATAATTAATATTGCTTTTTCCTGCAATTCTTCAGACCCAAAAATTTCAATATTATCATAAAGCCATCTATATATCTCTTCCATTTCATGTGGTTGAGCTTGACCGCAAATAATTTTTCTAGCTTCGTTAATCTTACCTAGTTTAAATAAAGACACCATTTCGATCTTATAATCAAGATCGTTGCTATTATCTTCATTGGTAGATCCTAACGATCCTTTCAAACTATTCATTTGTATGCTGTTTATGCATTTTCTCAAATCTGGATAAGCAGCACGTACATATGTATCTAATGTGTCTAGATCAAAATCGATGTTCTCCTCCATTAGAATTGTTGCTGCTCTTGCAGTGAACTCAGTCATATCAACTTTATTAATATGAAATCCTTGACATCGACTGTGAATCGCCGGAATAATTTTGTTAGGGTAATTACATGTTAAAACAAATCTTGCTGTTGTATGATATTCTTCCATTACTCCGCGAAGAGCTGCTTGAGCATTAGCTGATAAGTAGTCAGCTTCGTCTAATAATACTACTTTAAAATCACCGAACGGGATTGTTTGTACAAAATTTACAATTCGATCTCTTACTTCCTCAACCCCGTTTGTTCTCGATGCATTGATTTCTAGTATATCATAAGGACTAACGTCGAGTTCATTAAACAATATTTTAGCTAGAGTAGTTTTACCAGTTCCGGCACTTCCGCTAAACAACAAATGCGGAATTGATTTTTCTCTTAACCAGGATTCGACCTTGTCTTTTTGCTGATCGTTTTGAAATACATAGCTATCGATTGTTTTTGGTCTGTATTTTTCGACCCAAAGTTCTTTCATAAAATACCTTATCGTGCGTAATCAGAAAAATCAAAAGAAGGATGTTGAGGACTATCAATAGTTCCTAAAGAAATTTCATCAGGTAATTGGTCAGAAACTGCTAAAATCGATTTTAATTCAACTCTACGGATTGTAATAGTTTCGCCGGACTCTAATTCAAGGTCGATCCCTCGGGTCCAACGAGCATGTTCGATTAAAATCCACTCGCCGACTTTAACATCCTTTTGATCAGGCCCAACAGCCCACACCTTACCCCATCGAGGCTTAATACCTTCTGATTTTCCGTTATCGCTTTTAATAACGATTCCGCCTTTTGTGACTTGTTCGTCAAAGTTCATGTCGCAAACAACGACATTGTCGTACAGTACTTTGAAGTTATCTTCTGAAACTTTTATACTCATTCAGTATCCTCTTGTGTTAAATTTTTAGTTGGTGCTTTAAATGTTTTTTTATCTTCTTTTACAGGAATTTCTTCGGCTGCGGGCGCATTTGATCTAGATGCTAGTTGATCTGGAATAATACGACCGTTAGCTTCTTTTACTACGTCTTCTCGACGACGTATAATCTTACCGCCAGGGCCTAATTCGTCACCTCTAGCATTTACTTTAACATTTCCTACTGCTACAGTCATTTCGTTTTGGTTAATAAGACGATTCATATCGACTTCTTTACCTTGCATTGAACGGTATACTGCTCTTTGTTGTTCTTTCATAGCCATAATTGATTCTCCAATAATAAGAATACTTATCTTAAAAAATCAGTCCAGGATAAATTATATTTTAAACTATCGATTTTATGTACTCCAATTAAAAAAAGTACATAACTTGATACAGAACTTCCTCGACCAACTCCCCATACGATATTGTTTTCGATACATGTATCGACAAAATATATTAGCCATTGTAATAATGGATACATCCCTCGACTTTTAAATTCAACTAATTCGTCTAGTACTCTATCATATTGATCTATATTTGTTGCATCGATTTTAGATAACACATATTCGTCAATATTAATAGTTTTATATTGATTAGGAATAAACCAAGCATCCTGTGATGCTTGGTCGAATTCCGTTAGAGGGATAGTTTGATCGATAGGGTCAGTTAACTGCATCTCAGCAACTGATTCTAAATTTGATATTTCTTGATTTTTATCGACGACTATGTTTTTTAATTTTTCTATATTCCCTTGGTACAGTAGATTAAAAACATCGTCGGAATTAAATACTGGATTTTTATATATATCTAGGCGCATGCCTATTATTTTAATCTACATTAATTAATTTGTCAAGTGTTTTGTCTCTCGATTCGTTCATTTTAAGCCATTCTTCGTGTCTTCGAGTAGCAAGTTGACCTTTATATGTGCTTAACATCAACTGTATCTGAGACTGTAAAGTTGGATTAGATGTTTGAAAATACTTTTTTGAGAGGTCGTTAATTATATTTTCAAGTTCACTATCTTTAAGAGAACTCATATCTGTGACAAGAGGATGCATTAGAATTCACCGATAAATCTTACGTAAACAGTTGATCCGCCATTGTAAGTCCATGCTTCGATAACTTCGTGTTTTTCATTAATTGGTACAATAAATGGATCTGGAAAGTTAGTGTCAAATATGATGTCGCCGCCGTTTTCAGTTTCAAATGTTGGAGTCCATGCACTAAGTCCGTCACTTAATAAATGAACACGAACATGACCGTATTCTAAATTATCAGGCCAATTTACAAATGTGAAAACTGTATCGGCTGTTAACTTACATATCTGCAAAATTCCGTTTGCTAAATCAATTGATTCTGTTCCGGTTACGTCACCGTTATCGATTGCAATAGCATACAGACGATTTGTTATTCCGTTTACAATTGAACTGCCGTTTAAATTGTTTACAACCGTATTAGTTCCTTCGGCTAAGTCAGCAACTAACATTGCTCGAGTTTCTAATGCAGTTATTTCGGATTTAGCTACCGAAAATGCTGTCGAAATTGCTGAGAAGTTATCTCGGAATCCTTGACTATTATTGTCTTGACCAGCAACTGGGTAGTTAGTTTGAATTGTTGAAAAATTTATATCACTCATAGTGTAATCCTGTCGTTTTTAAATACGAGATATTTATCGGTTGATTGACCTTCGATTGCATCAATTATATATCGATCTACTGTATAATCAATTACTGTAAAATTAAAATTTCGATTTTTAATGTTTAGTATTATTTCATCAGCAGTACCGAGTTTGCAATAACATAAAGGTATTGATAAAGTGAACCCTAGTTCATTTCGAGTATCTGGTTGAATAGAAGTCATCCACAACGGCAAATGTTTTCGATCTACTTGTCCTACAGATTTAATTCTATCTCTCCAATTAGAGATGCTATTAGGAAAGTAATTTCTAACATTTGAAGTTGATGGATAGTAACCTGTACTATCTACAGTTATAATTGGATCGGGTCTTATGCTCATCTTAGAATCGTCAATTAAGTCAGACAAGCTTCGACTCCAAAACGAATTGTCCTTGTCGATAGTTATTGCTTCAGGAGAATTCGAATTTGTTTTAATTTGTAATGGCAATCGCTTATTGTTTGGCTCTAAAGGATCAATCATTTGTATGTAAATTACTTCGTAGATTTGATCAGTTGTTCCAGGATGAACGGCATATGCTTTTTTAACTGATTCAAATTGGAATCGTTTTCTTTTATGATTGAGTCCTATTGCTCCGATATATGCCGATGCTTGTGTTGTTTCGACCCCCGCATATATTAACATTGATAAATCTTTTTGAACTCCAAAGTTTGAATCGTTGGGTCTATAGATATATTCCGGAGTAAAAATTGTAGTATCGTTGATAAAATCACTCCAAATATTTCGCTGTTCTTGTTTCAACAAAGGTTTAACTCGTATATTACTATATGCAATTTGATTCGGAGTATCGACGGTAAGTACAAATGTTTTAGATGAAGCACTATAACCGTATTGATCTTTTGCTTCTACAGTAAAGGTAAATTTACGATCGATAGTAGTAGTATCGTTATCGAAGGTCGTTTTTCCGTTGTAATAATCAAAAGTAGTTAGACCTAATAATCCAGTAGTTTGATTATAAAATTGATTAACCTTCCCTACAATCTCACCGTCAAAATTCAATGACAACCCAGATGGTAAATTACCCGAAGTAATGCTATGAATTACAACCGCATTTGGAATAGTACTTGATGCGTTAATTTTTAAAGTAGAAATGTAGTTAGCATCTATACTTCCTAGGTCTGAATCAGTGTTCCAAGTAATTACACTATCTATTTCGCCAATGATATCTATCGTAAATGTTCTCGCAGAGGTAGCTACTTCGTTTTTATCAACATCACCGTAATTAGTTGCAACGACTGTGAATGAATAAGATTTTGTTATAGCTGGTTGATACGGCACTCTCCCGTAAATATCGGCAGTATTTGGATCGAATTTTAATCCTGGAGGTAGTTGGGTTTCATCTTCTATAGAAAAATATACTAAATCTTTATTATAAACATCTAAGAATAGAGTCAAGTAATTGTTCGCTCTATAAGTTCCGAGATATGATTTTGTAAGCCATACTGGTTTTCTTAGATACGTGTTATCTGCTGTGAATAATCCTGTACTATCTTTTAATACATTGTTGTCAGCTCTAAAGTAATCATCTCCGACTACAAATATATTAAATGTTCTTTTCGAATATGTATCACCGTCAGTAACTGTGACTGTAAATTGATAATTACGATTTAATTTTTTTGGAGTAAATGTAGGTGAACTATAGTCGTAGATAATAGTATCATAGATAAAACTATCATACCCGTTAGTTGGCCGATATGCAAAATCGTATGCTACTGCATCATATAACCCGTTATCGAATGTTCCACTTCCGTCTTCAGGTTTAATTGATAGTACCGGCTGAACAAACCCAACAATTCGTCCGTCATCAGTTAACACTAACCCAGGAGGTAATTCTCCGTCATCACTTGCAATAAAATAACTAAGTCGTTGACCGGTAGCTGTATCAGTGTCGATCGCTTCGATTTGATAATCTACAAATGTACTATCAAGTACAAACAATTGTTGATTAGGGCCGATCGCTAAATCGCCTGCTGCGGTCATAAATTCGGGATCATCGGATCCAATGATAGTTATGTTAAATGTTCTATCAGATATTTCAGTACCTTTAATTGCTCTAATACAAAAATTAAAGGTAGTTTCTCTAGGAACTTCGTAAGGAGTCCCTATGATTGTTTTTTCTTGTAGATTCAATCCCGGAGGTAATGAGCCAGCAATAATTGAATAATTAACTTCAAAATCATTTTCAACAGGAAGAGGTTGACTAAAGTTTAACCTTTCTTCAAATCTTCCAAAAGAAAATCCAGATTTTTGTGTCCATACAGTTAGCGGCATTATAATCTCGTTTGCAATATTTATCGCTTAGAACGACCCAAAATCTAAGTCGTGTTGTTGTAACGGAAATAGGAATGTACCTAAATCAACATTGTAACCTCTCGGTCTTAAATTATAGTCGTATCCTGCTGGAATTAAAAAACCTCCAAAGTCGATATTATTTTGTCCTGATAACACTAACATTGAAATTAATGCATTAAGATACCTTATATCAATGTCGTAAACTTTAGATTCGATTCCTCCTCCATTAACATCTTTGATTAAAAATCCGTTAAGATGTAGCTCGCCGCCTAATTTTGGAGTAATATCATTTTCAATCGTTGTAACTGATTGTAAATTAACAGTTTCGGATGTATGGGTAAGAACTACTGAATTATCTCGGCTAACAAGAGTTTTAAATTCTAAATTTGCAGCGTTTCTTTTTGCGAAGATTTGAACACCGGATCCGATGTTCAAACCATTTGCAATAGTTACTTCATTATTTAATAAGGCAAAATTTTCGTTTACTTTGATAAAAGCAGTTCTTAAATCATCTCCGGTACCGTCATTCGCGTAGCTACCTAAGTTAATTGGTTGAATGGGCATGTTTTTGCACTCTCTTTAGTATATTTACCGTTATTACCAAGTGTCTCCGCTCCAGGCTAGACGTTTCCAAATATTGCCACCCGGGCTGGTAAATGTATAGTCGCCCATTGCCTGTGTTACATCAGGTGTTACTGGCATATAATACAATGTACCGCCCTGAAGTACACTAGGACCTGTAACAGTACCAGTATATCCGCTAGGTCCTGTGACAGTATATCCGCTTAGATCAGCACTGGTCCACCCTGTGTTACTAGAGTACATTATGAGATATGATGCAGATGGGCCACTTGATATGCTAGCCATAGTGATCACTGTGCCGCCGAAGTTTTGCGTACAATAGTACATATACGTACTGTTGAATGCTAGATCACCTTCGAGATCACCAGTAGTACCGGCACTAGATAGTGGTACTTCTACAACACGCCCACCCGACCACGCTGTTGATTGTAGTGTACCATTGGGAAATTCTAAGTAAGGCATTCCGTAACTAGCGTCAAAGGACCACTTGTAAGTAGTGTTTGAGTCCATTGAATCCGGAACGACAAAGTTGATAGCATTTTGATCCATTACTCCGCCTGTAGTTATCTCAGCATTGTTAGCAAATACTAGGTTACTAGACAATAGCACATCGCCATTAGCACTAACAACTACTTCACCGCCTGCTGTGCGTAGTACAATGACATCTGTGCCAGTAACTTCTAACTTTAGATCATTGTTAGCGTGACTAATAGTTCCCATTCCAGGAGTAGTTAGCACCCCATCATTGCCAAACACCCAAGTTGATGATACAGGGGTCGGATTCCTAAAGGTATAACTAAATCCAACATCAAATATCATTCCAGGTACAGCGATAGTACAATTACCAGGAACTATGTTAACGCTAGTAACTGTGTACCATATTGGGGCTCCTACTGTTCCGCCATTGATTTGCCATCCTGGTTCTACCACTGTGATATCATCATTTGTAGATGTATCTGCGACAAACTGATCTTCCCCGGATCCAGCAATAGATGTCGCAGACTGTGTTTGTATGCGACTGGTGCCGATACCTAGATTATTACCTGTGGATACTATTAGACTAGGTGCTCCGCCGGTAATGGTAAGACCGTTTGGTAATGCTACATTACCGTTGGCATCGAATGATAGTTTAGTGTTAGGTGTAGACATATTAGGAACTAGATCAATCTTACCAGTAACTGGTATGACATAATCTGAACTCTGTATAGTCAATGGGTATAGTGTGCCACCTGGATTGGCCTCATTGAAAGTTATTGCGTAGTAACTGCCACCGTCGATTTTACCACTTACAGTTCGTTGAACTCCGCCATTGAATGTAATGATCCAACCTGCTTGAACTTGATCTGTATCTGCGTTTTTAGGTACTTCAATAAGACTTGCTCCGCCTGTATAGTCTACTGTGTCTCCTGCAGCATTTAGAGGAACATTTATAATAGTACCTGCGGCATTGACTACCGTTGTAATGTCAATCCTGGCAGAACTAAGAGCAACGCTGCCGGGCATAATAGTTTCACCGTCGCTGCCAAAAGTCCATTGATTTGATGTTTCTGTTACCGTATCTTGTGTATAGATATTAACACTACCGTCAGTGTTACTACCGATCAATAGTATTTCAGCCAACCCTACCGGAGATTCTAAGTTGCTCTTATAGGCTATGCTTAAAGGACTTCCTGAAGTACCGTTAGTAAGACCTGTCCATCCCATACCGTGTGCTTCAATAGCACCGCCTTGCGGTAATGATAGTTTTCCTGTGTTGTCAAATGTCCAGTCATAGTTTGTTACACCTTCGCCTGAATACGAAGTTCTAACTCTGACATTGTCCCCGGGATCGCTGACTCGGACATTAGTTAGTTCGCCACCGAAGTATAGGTCTGCCGAACTTTGATCCTGTGTGCCACCTGCTCGTAGATGTATGTGTCCAGGTTCTCCGCCT